AATAGCTAAAGACAAAGGGCATGCTACCTGGCATATTGGCGGTATGCTCGGGAGCAATAGCGAAAGAGCGCGGTGATTCAGGAGGTTGCGGCGGCACCTGAGTCATCGACACCGCCTAGTTGGTAACTTCGCATTAGTGCTGGAACTCCAACCGTAGAGAGCTGAGAGGTTCTCCAAGACCTGAGTAATCAGGCCACCGTCAGGATGATGGTGCTGTCACATGAAGTCACTGGTTAATCCCGGTGGCTTTTTGCATTTCAGAACTACATAAAATTTCAATTAGGCTGCCAATCGGCGGCCTTTCTTATTTAGCGCCAACCATCCAGCAACCAATATCACTCATAGATAACGTGCCGTGGCATGTGCTGGCGCTTTCCCCGATTACACAGAAACAGCGCCCGCTTTAATCGCGAGGTGACGAGTATGTACCGCATGGACAAAATCAGAGAATGGTTCAGTTACTGGTTCGGAGGGCTAACTGCAATGGGCGGAGTTCTCTCCCTGAATGACTGGGCTCTCATCATAGGTATTCTTTGTACCGTCGGCAAGTCACTTTGGATGCACAATGGCGGCGACTGGTTTTACTATCTTGATGCCAACAAGAGCCACCAGGCGAAAACCATCATTAAAAAAGTCGATAACCTCCCGCTCATTATCGAACTGCAAACCGGAAGTCAGAAAATTGTCATCTGCCACGCCGACTATCCAAGCAGCGAATATGAGTTTGGAAAACCGGTAAACGCTGAGCAAGTCATCTGGAATCGTGAGCGAGTCAGCAATGCATGGGACGGGATCGGCAGCCAGATCACCGGTGCCGATGAGTTTATCTTCGGGCATACCCCGGCAAAAAATCCGCTCAAATACTGGAATCAAAACTACATCGATACCGGTGCCGTGTACTGCGGGAATCTCACATTACGCCAGTTGCAGGGGGAAGCATGAGGAGCCAGGACAGAGCAGACCTTGAAAACCTGATGCGCATATCAGGGGTTAGAAGCGAGGCTGATATGCGACGCCTCTTTGGTACCGGGTGGAAGACAATCATCGAGCCCAAGCGGAAATGGGTCAGATACATGCTTACCGCATGGGGTGATTATCTCGGCGGAGAAGATGCACCTCAAGGTGCGGTCAATGTGATCGGACGGCTGATGATGCGCACAGAATGGAGCGAAGATAAGAGTCGGCAGATAGAAAAAACGGTCACATCATTACACTGTCAGGGTTATCGCGGCGATGAGCTAATGCGAAAAGCCAGAGATATCGTTATTCCAAAATCCGCAGCAGGCAACATCATCGCTCTCGCCAAAGAATCAGATGATGCCGCCTTCATGGAGCGGGTAATGGTGATGACATTTGGAAGGACTAACCCCATCCGTTCTGTAGCCAGATTACGATACTGCAATCGCAATAGCGCGCAAAACCTGATTCGCTACCTAGTGGGCAATGGGTTAACCGCTAAAGAGGCAAGGAATAGAATAGAGTGGGCTGAAAACATCCTTGAATCGGAATTGTTTTACTCATGTAAGCGAGAAATGGAGAAAGAAATTCTACTTGCGGCATGAAATAGCACGAATAGCTAAAGACAAAGGGCATGCTACCTGGCATATTGGCGGTATGCTCGGGAGCAATAGCGAAAGAGCGCGGTGATTCAGGAGGTTGCGGCGGCACCTGAGTCATCGACACCGCCTAGTTGGTAACTTCGCATTAGTGCTGGAACTCCAACCGTAGAGAGCTGAGAGGTTCTCCAAGACCTGAGTAATCAGGCCACCGTCAGGATGATGGTGCTGTCACATGAAGTCACTGGTTAATCCCGGTGGCTTTTTGCATTTCAGAACTACATAAAATTTCAATTAGGCTGCCAATCGGCGGCCTTTCTTATTTAGCGCCAACCATCCAGCAACCAATATCACTCATAGATAACGTGCCGTGGCATGTGCTGGCGCTTTCCCCGATTACACAGAAACAGCGCCCGCTTTAATCGCGAGGTGACGAGTATGTACCGCATGGACAAAATCAGAGAATGGTTCAGTTACTGGTTCGGAGGGCTAACTGCAATGGGCGGAGTTCTCTCCCTGAATGACTGGGCTCTCATCATAGGTATTCTTTGTACCGTCGGCA